CTTCGTTTGACATATTGTTCTAATTTTTAAGTTTTGTAGCTTAGAATTATTAAAATCCCAAAAGCTAAGATAGTTAATTTACTCATGTTAAAATTATTCTGCTAATATTTCAATGTGAATGTTTTTATTACCCCTTTCTACTTGTTCCATTAATATTTGCCATCCGGCTTTATCAGCTATATCTTTAATTATTTTTAGTCTTTCTGTTCCTATTGATTCTCCATGCTCTATAAATAACATTCCAAGTTCAGGATTTTCACACATTTTTAATCTAACACCTAATTCAATAATTTCAGAAGTTGATAAATTATCAGGAGTTACAGCTATTCCGTTCCAATAAAGTCCTTCATCATCATAAGTAAGCCCATCAACTGGGGAGTCAATTTGTTGTATAGTTTCAATTATAGCCTGTTTTGAGCTTTCAATTAACGCAGTCATTTCTCCTACCTGCTCTCTTAATTTACGTACTTTAGTTAATTCGGACATTAATTGTTCTGCTTGGTCTGCTTTTGTATTTATTGGTGTCGCACTTTGTATTTTATGTTCGATTGCACTAATATCAATCTTTTTATTTTTTGATAACCAAGCATTCCCTTTTTCTATCTCTGATGAGACAGACTCGCATTTTAATGTTAGCTCTGCTATTTTATTTTTTAAATCTTCCAGTTCTTTTTTTCTCTGTTCAATACCTGATTCAACACCTTTGATTTTATCATTTACCTCATTAGCATTTTTTAACTCGGCAAAAGCATCGTCTATGTTTATTTTTTTAAATGTATCAATAATAGAAATTTCATTAATTAATGGGTGTAGATTTATTGATCCTTCGAGGTTTTTTATGTCCCGGTTTAAAGCTGTTCTGTCATCGTATGTATTTTTAATTTTAAGTTCCATTTTATCCATGAACTCAATTACATCTGATGGTAAAAATCTTTTATAAATATCTACTTGTTCTTTTCTTCCAGCCTTAGTTTTGCTCAATTCAACAAATTTGTCAATATCAAAGTCAATTGCTCCAACTAAGCCGGCAATTGTACCCCTTCTTGTGTCTTTTATTCCTTCAGGAGATATTACTGTAACATTTGGTTTACCATCCTTAAATTTAACATGAAATGTGAATTTTTGACCGTTTTTATTTACTACTAATTCTCCTTCTCCTGTTGCGTTAACTGGTATATTTGTTGTTTTACCAAGGGCTATTTGTATAAATTGCATTAAGCTTGATTTGCCTACTCCATTATCACCCATTATTAAAATGTGGTTACCTTGTATGTCTGCTGTAAAGTCCTTTAATACTTTAAATTCTTTTATTCTTACTGTTTCTGTTTTCATGTTGCTTTTTTTAAATTGATGATTTTGATTTTGCTAATTCGAAAAATGAAAGTGCCATGTTTTTTATCAATTCAACATTAGTTGAGTTGCTTGATTGCTGAACTGCTATACAGGCTGAAGATATACAGCTTAACATGGTTATAGTGCCTTCATTTTTAACCTGACTTTTAAATGAATTTGATTGAGCCTGAACAGGTTTAATGGTGTAATTTGTATAATTTCCAGACACTTTAGACTCAATTGTATAATCTGATTCCTGTCCAACCGTAAACTTTGTACATTTATCAGATTTACTTCCGTACTGTCCTTTATCTCCATTTTCAAACTCTATTATATGGTAGTATATTTTACCATTTTGACCATCATACTGCCTATAATTCTCTTGAATTGCAGTAACTTTTGATTTTTTTTGTTCCATTTTTTTGCTAATTAAATTTATTTGTTTATATTTGCTTGTTGTTTTACTTGTTGCTAATTAAACCAACCTATGTTAAAGGCTCATCGTTCGGTGAGCTTTTTTCTTTTATGGCAGGTCCGGCATTCTTCCACAGAATATTCTAGTAGCTGCTTTCATCCGTGTTATTTCTTTATTTAGCATCTGCTCAATTGAGTGTGTTTCAAGACCTGCAAGCCTATGAGCAGCAATTGATTCAGCTATAAATATAGCATCTTTATCACTGCATAAATCAAGCATATCTCTAACTCTCACATTAGGAACATGTAATACATTAGTTGGGTCGTGTTTCATAACTTTCGTTTAGTCTTTGGTTAATAATTTGAACTACTGGGTTTTTTGTTGTTTCATGTTCTTGTTGCAAGTTTAAAAGTAGTGATTTTGTATGAATTACGCAAGGAACTCTCTCACTAATTTCAAACTTTTTTTTCCTACCCTGGCCCGGTTTATTTTTCTTCTTTTTCGCTTTTTTGCTCATAATTGTACTGTTTTAAATCTTCACTTTCTTGAGTTAAATTGTATCTTTCTTCTGGTTTATCAATGTCTTTCCTAGTAATAATTATAATTACTGCTATAAGAGCTATTGTAAAGCCAAATATTGCGCCTAATGTGTATAATATTATCATTTACTTTGTTTTAAAATGATTAATTACTACTTTAACTGTATGGCATACGCAAATGAATGCGGCAAAAGCCATAATAAAAATTATACCTGCCATAATTAATCTTTTAATTGTTTAATAACTTCAATTTTCTTTTGTGGGCTGAGTGATTTTAAATACTCCATTTGAACGATATTAAGAGCTACTCTTAATCCGCATCTTACGGCTGTTTCTTCCTCTTTAGAAATCGCCTCTTTAAGTTGTTTTATTGCTTCCTCAATCATAAAAAAAATGTTTCATTTTGTATTAAATAGTCTTTTACCTCTTTATGTGCAAAATTAAATTCATCGAGCGTACATTCAACTGCACCTACCAAATCAAATGGGTCTGTAAATACTCCAATCTTAGGTTGGCCATACAATGATACGTCAATAACTAATCCTGTCGACTCTATTCGGTACACATGAGTCTTTGTTTTATAAAAATATACTTTTGGAACTCGTTTCATATTGTTTGTTGTTGCTGGCATCAAAGATACATCAAGATAATTAACTGTGCAAGTAATTATCTAATTTTTAACACATTTAATTAGTAACTGTTTGATAATCAAAGCAACTATTTTTTAATTATTTTTGTAAATCCCTTGTTTTTTCAAATATTATGGCTTATTTTTGTGCCAGTACCTACGACATGAAAAAACATTTAACACTCCCTCTTAACTTAAAAACGCCTTGTCGTAGGGGCTATTTAAGTTTTGAGGGTTTTTTTTATGAATAGATGTATTAAAACACCTTCTAAGCCAAAGGAAGGTAACCAAAGGAGCAACTTGCTATTATGTAGCTTGGTTCAGGTCAATAATATTAGAAACAATAAAGTTTTCCTAGAGGGCTTTTTCTTTTTTGTTTCTTATTTTCTTACGGTTGTTTTATTGTTTTGTTTTTCTTTTAAAGTAGTTTAAAGACATGGGTAAGAAAATAAGTAAATAAGAGTTAAGCCTCGAAAAATCAAAAAAAAGAAGGCTAACAAAATAAAAAAACAATCAATTGTTAAATTATTAATAGCTAAAAAAAGAAAACCGACTAAAAAGAAGTGTAGGGTCCCATCAAAAATATTTGATATGAGCTTGAAGGATCGTGAAGAAATGAGAGAGAGAAACAGGTTAATATATAATCAAACAAACCAGTGTAATCCAGATTTGTTAAAGTAAATCATAATAGTTATATTTGTATATATGGCATATAAATCAGATGGTTCAGATATAATAAAAAAATATCTAAGAAAGTTTCCAACTCTACCAAGCCTTACTTTAGCGAAAAAGGTATATAATGAAAATAAGTTATATTTTAATGATTTAGAACAATGTAGGAATAATATACGTTATCATAGAGGCAAATCCGGTAAAGAAGATAGAGCAAAAATTGCTAATGATGAGTTTCTTAATCAAAAAATTCAATTTTCTTTACCTGAATCACATGCAGAACATTATGACCCTTATATTATTTCACAATCTAGGGTATTAATACTATCCGATTTACATTTTCCTTATCAAGATAACATTGCAATTAAGGCAGCAATTAATTATGGAAAAAATAAAAAAGTAAATTGTATATTAATAAATGGTGATTTAATTGATTTTGCAACAATTAGCCGACACGAAAAGGATTGGAGACACAGAACGGTAGCTATTGAATTTGAATATGTGAGAGCCTTTTTAAAAGAGTTACGCAAACATTTCCCTAAAGCAAAGATAGTATTTAAAGAAGGTAACCATGATGAACGATGGGAAAAGTGGTTATTTTTAAAAGCTCCTGAGATTTTTGATGACTCTGAGTTTAAACTACAATCACGCCTTAAATTAGGAGAATTAAAAATTGATATTGTTCAAAATAAATTACCAGTAAAAATAGGTAAATTAACTGTTCTTCATGGTCACGAGTTACAAGGTGGTGGTGGTGTTAATCCGGCTAGAGCTACATTTTTAAAGACAATTGATAACGTTTTAATTGGTCATTGTCATCGTAGCTCACAACACACTGAACCAACTTTAAACGGGAATGTAATAGTAACAACTTCACAAGGTTGTTTATGTGGTATGTACCCAATGTTTGCTAGGGTGAATAAATGGAATCAAGGTTTTAGTTATGTGGAGCATGATATAAAAACAGGTGATTATAATCTTCAAAATTTAAAGATTATTAAGGGAAAAGTATATTAACAAAAAATATTCAAAACATATCAAATGCCTAAAAAAAAAGTTAAAGTAATAGAAAAAAAACTAGGTGGTACTGTTTTAGGATGGGCGCATCATGATGAAAATTTAATTGAAATAGACCCAAGGCAAAACTCTTTTGATTACTTTGACACATTAATACATGAAAAATTACATTTAATGTTTCCAAAAATGAGTGAATCTCAGGTTGAAAAGAAAGCAACTGAATTAGCTAAGTTTTTATGGAGTATGCATTACAGAAGAGTATATTTAAAATGAGATTTACTTGCAAAAAATGTGGAGAGATTAGAAAAACTAATTCTTATAATTCATGGGAGTATGAAATTAAAGGATTAGTACTATTACCATGCCTAAAATGCTGCAATATTCAGGAACATACAAAGTATAAGAAAGTTAAAAAATAATCCTTATATTTGCTCTATAATAGTGAAAAACAGTGGCAAAGTTTGAAAAAGGTAAAATAAAACAAGGTGGAAGGGCTAAAGGCACACCAAATGTATTAACGCGAACAGTAAAAGAAACTGTTTTAGCCGCCTTTAATGAATTGCAAAAAGACCCAAAAGCAAATATTATTGACTGGGGAAAGAAAAACCCAGGAATGTTCTATCAAATTGCAGCTAAATTAATACCTACCGAGTTAAATGCAACTTTGGAAAGTAAAGTAATAACTGTAACCCCTCCAAAAAAGTAACTTTCTAGGAAAATTGGCACACTCACCGTCGGCAGAAACGCATTTTAGTATCGAAAAATGAATGTAATTTGGGAACCAAGAGACTATGTAAACGAATCTTTTAAGCCGTATTTTGATAATAAGGACAGATATTTAATATTTTACGGAGGACGCGGCTCCTCAAAATCAGACTTTGCAGCAAAAAAGCTTATTTATCGGTGCTTAACGGAGAGTTATTTCCGTTATGTATTAGTCCGCAATACCTATGCAACCATTAAAGACTCTAGTTATCAAACAATTAAAGACATTATTTTTGATTTAGGGCTGGATTCTTTGTTTGAATTTAAGCTTCAGCCATTAGAAATACACTGTATTAATGGTAATTCATTTCTAGCTCGCGGCTGTGATGATACTACCAAGCTAAAGTCAATAAAAGACCCAACTGGTGTTTGGTGGGAGGAGGATATTCCGGAGGAAAAGGATTTTATCACTGTTACAACCGGTGTAAGAACAACAAAAGCCAACTATTTGCAGGAAATATTCACAATTAACCCAGAGGTTAATGGAAATTATCAGGATCATTGGTTTTGGAAAAGATATTTTAAGGATAAAACTAAAAAAACGTTTAGTGATATAACCAAATTAAACATAGATAAGGACACGGTAGTCGATTTAACATATTCAGTTCATCACTCTACTTACCGGGATAACAAGTGGATTCCAAACGAGTTCATTGCGTTTTTAATGAACCTAAAACACTCAAATCCATATTATTATACTATTTACTGTGAAGGCGAATGGGGTAATAAAGAGATTGGTGGCAGGTTTTACAAATCGTTTAATATTGGGGACCATACCGATAATTGTGTTTATAATCCTCTTTTACCGCTTCACATTTCTTTTGATGAGAACGTTAATCCTTACCTTCCTTGCTGTATTTTCCAGATAAAAGGAAAGAATATAATGATGATTGACGAAATACTTGGAAGAACTCCACACAATACAATAAAGGCTATTTGTGGCGAAATAAAGAAAAAGTACTACAATCACCGGTCAGGAATGATAATTTATGGTGATGCTACCAGCAGAAAGCAAGATGTTAAAATTGAAAAGGGATATAATTTCTTTTACCTAATCCAAAATGAGCTTGCTATTTACCATCCTGTTTTAAAAGTACCTCAGGCTAATCCTTCTATTATGATGAGAGGTTTATTTATGAACGCAATAATGAGTGATAGGTTTGCCGGAATATCGTTTAAAATAGGAAACAACTGTCCAGAAGCCAAAAACGAGTTTATTAACGTAAAAGAAGCCGAGGACGGTACCAAGTTTAAGGAAATGATAACAGACCCTCAAACAAAGGTAAGGTATCAAATTTTCGGGCATATTAGCGACTTATCCGATTATTTAGTATGTGAGGCATTTAAAACCGATTTTTTAACATTTCAAAGAGGTGATATATCATTAATTTCTCGTAGCTTTGGAACCGGCAACAATAAAACAAGTGGCAAAAGGCTTTAAAATCAAAACCAGAAAATGCAAGGTGTGTGAACGAGAGTTTTCACCAATGAACTCACTTCAACAGGTGTGTAATTACATTTGTGCTTTAAAATTCAATGATAAAAAAGAGATTGAAAAGCGAATAAAGCAAATGAGGTCTGATGTTCAAAGCGTACAGGATGTTGAGAAAATTGCACGGACAGTATTCCAGCAATGGATTAGGAAAAGAGACGAAAAGCTGCCATGTATATCATGTGGAAAAACAGAAACTAAGCAATGGGATGCGGGTCATTTCTATTCAGCAGAACAATTCTCCGGTTTAATATTTAATGAAATGAACTGCAACAAACAATGTTGCTACTGTAATAGGAATCTTTACGGAAATCAATTAGAATACAGAAAAGGAATGATTGCAAAATATGGTTCACTTGCTGTTGAAGGATTGGAAGAACTGTCTATTAATGCGAGAGTTCACAAATTTACAAAGGACGAATTAAAGGCAATAGCCCAAAAATACAAACAAAAGCTAAAAGAATAAATGAAAGTAGTTAAAAACGACAGCGAACCAAAGCATGACATGAATGCTAAAAGACCGGAAACAACATATTCTCCTGAGTATATTAAAGACCGCGCAAGAATTGACCAGTTAGCCAAAACAATTCAAAACCAAATACTGCAGTTAAATAAGCAGCTTGATGTTATACAGATAGTTGACTTTGGAATGAAGTTAACAGAGCCGGGAGAGCATAAAAAACTACTATCTAACAGGAAACGTTACTGGATGGGACTAATCAAGCTTTTAGGATGGTTTGGTGTTAAGTGGAAAAAATTTAGGCAATTATTTGTAAATAAGAAGATTAATAATTAATTTTGTTACGCGGATACCCTACCGAAATTAATAAGGGGCAGTTATTAACTCACATTAAACCCGGCTAAAGTCGGGTTTTTTGTTTTTATAAAAAGTGTAACAATTAAGCATTTTTCCATCATATATTATTAGTTTTGCTTAATGGCAAGATTATTAAGGGATAGCGACTACAATCGCATTATTAAAGCTGAGAACCTTGAGCAAGTAATTGCTGACTACCAATCTATTAAATTGGATATGGAGCAAACAGCTCAACAAGAAATGATTAGCAAATTATCTCAACGCTATATCACAGACCAAATTTTCACAAATACTACTGAATGGAGTGTAACAGCACAATATTACGGTAAAAACCTTGTAGAATACACAGAGGACGATTTTTCAGACACAACTCAATATGTTGGAAAGGCTCAGTACGTAGCAGCTACAACTTATACAGTAGGTCAAATAGTTTCCTACAATGGTTATTTATACACAGCATTAGGAACAACAACCGGTAATTTACCTTCAAACGCTACATACTGGACCAAAGGAGCAAAATCGCCACGCGTAAACTATAAAGGATCAATATACGAAGCAATTACAACAGTTCAAGGCGAATTACCAACAGACGAAACAAAATGGCTTTGGATTTGCTACGATTTGGACTTGTTTTATGTAACATTACCTTATTCGGAATGGAGTGCAACAGAAACTTATGCACCCGGTGACACGCGTTGGTTTTTAAACAAAACTTACACAGCCTTAAAAGCAAATACAGGAATACAACCAGGCTCAACAGATAGCGCGATTATTTGGGGTACAGGAACAACTTATATTACAAGTGCCGGAGTATTGCCAACTGATACTACAATATGGACTCCGGGAGATAATAGAAACCAGTTAATTGTTACGTATTTGCTTGACATGGTAATTTACCATTTACTAAGCAGAATGCCGCGAAACTTTAGCGATGTTCGCAAGGAGCGATATGATGGTAACAGTCCCCAACAAACAGGCGGGGCTATTGGCTGGCTTAAAAGAGTAGCAAAAGGAGAAGATAATGCCGACTTGCCGGAAATTATCGAAACACCTCAACTGAGAATAATGCACGGTACCGCAAGAACTAAACAACGTAATTTCTTATGGTAATAAAAATATTTGGGCGAGAGTTAAGTTGGAATAAGCCAGTTCAAAACGTGGATGTTAAAAGACCCGCGCAAGCTGATATTTACAATAATTATGTAAAGCTAAAAACACAGATTTTTAGAACATCTAAGGACATAGGTGATTATAAAACCGCTGTTATTGTTGCCGAAAACTGGTTAAATCCACAAAGGTATTTACTGTACCAAGTTTATAAAAACATTATAATCGACTCCCATTTAACGGCTGTTATGCAGCAAAGAAAGAACCTAACTCTATCAAAGGAGTTTTGTGTGCTTAAAAAAGATGGTACAGTTGACGAAGAAAGAACAAAGCTATTAAAAGCAACTTGGTTTAAAAGTTTCTTAAACGAGGCTCTTGAATCTCAATTTTGGGGACATTCATTAATTCAGTTTAATGATATTGTTAAAGACCAATTTACATCAATTGAGCTTATTCCTAGGCAATTTGTTAAGCCTGAACTTCATATTGTTACTCAGGACTGGACAGCATTAACTGGTAACGATTATTTGGAAGAGCCTTATAAAAGTTGGTGTATATCAATAGGCGAGCCATTAGATTTAGGGTTATTAATGAAGGCTGCACCTCTTATTATTTGGAAACAGGCAGCATTAGGAGCATGGGCAGAGTATCAAGAAGTATTCGGCTCACCAATAAGGTATTTAAAAACTAACGTATTAGATGCTGCAACAAAGGCAAGCGGCATTGATATGATGGAACAGATGGGTTCTAGCTCATGGGCTGTAATTGACACCAATGACGAGCTTGTTATAACCGAGCAAAGTAGGTCAGATGCCTTTAGAGTATTTGATGAAATGATTAACCGCGTAAACAGCGAGATTTCAAAACTATTTTTAGGTCAAACAGGTACAACTGATGAAAAGTCATTTGTTGGATCGGCTGAGGTTCAAGAAAGAACTTTAGATACTTATGGAGAGGCTGATGTACATTTTATTGAATCAATATTAAATGATAAATTAGTTCCTTTTGCTAAAAACTTAGGAGTAAATTTAGTAGAAGATGGTGGGCGTATTGTTACTACAGAAGATGAAGAACTAACCACCAAGGAAAAAAGCATTATTTTAATTGATTTATTGAAAACTGGCAAATACCACGCGGACCCTGAATATATAAAGAATAATTTTGGCGTAGAAGTTGAGGAGATTGAAGAAGAAAATGCTGAATCTATGAATATGGCTGAAAAGCTAAAAAATTATTATTCTTAATGTGTGGAATATGTGATATTGTAAATATTGATAACCCTCCTATTCATCTTTTTACGGATGAAGAATATTATAGGGTTATTGAAGGTATTTATAATGGAATAATTAATGTAAATAGTTTAGATGTAAACACATACAATAAGATTGCAAAAAAGCTAACTGACGGTGTGTATTTAGGATTTAAAAAGAGTATAGCTGACGTTCTTTATAATAGCCCCGATTACACGATGTTACGTGATTTAAGGGAAAATGTGTATATATTTAGCGGTGCCAAAACTTACCAACAAACAAAACAAGTAAGTGAATTACTAACTACAAAGGATGCAATTACATCTTTTTCCGACTTCAAATATAAAGCTTATGATATACTTAAAACGTATAACGAAGATTATTTGAGGGTAGAATACAACAGTTCAATTGCTCAGGCTCAAACAGCCTCACAATGGATGGACATTGAAGATATGAAAGCAGATTTTCCAATGTTAAAATATCATACAGTAGGGGATAGCCGGGTAAGAAAAACACACCAAGCACTTGACGGAATAGTTAGGAATGTGGATGATAAGTTTTGGAGCTTTTATATGCCGCCTAATGGATGGAATTGCCGCTGTACGGTATTACAAGAGGGTCCGGAAGTTAAAAAAACGGACTTGAGAGGATTTACTAAACCGGATGATGTGCCAGATATATTTATGTTTAACGCTGGAAAAGACCGGATAATTTTTAGCCCAAAGCACCCATATTTTAAGGTTGCTCAAAAGGATAAGAAA